TATTCTCTAAAGCTGGGGTCCAAGATAAGTCAAAAGGTGGTGCCATAATTAATAACTCGACGGAGTTGTATAATTAGTTGTTGTAACATAACCAGTTGAACCCCCTGCACTATTGACTGCAATCGTATCTTGTCCTCCAGAGATTGTCGTATTCACAAGATCAATTTCAATAATCTGATTTCTCTGACCCACGATATCGTTAGAAGATGGTGTTGCAGTTAACCGTATAGCAGAGGATATACTATTATCAACATTAGATACAGTTGTTATATAAACTGGATTGACCGAAACTAAACCTGATGTATAATTTACAGTCCCAGCAGCTGAGGAGTAATATGTTCGTACACCACTAACCAAATAGTAGATGCGAAGGTTCCCCGCACCATCATCGCCAAAGAACATCTCGTTTGTATTATTCTGTATATAGAAACCTGTTGATGCAATGATACCACCAGACGAAGAATTATGACCAGAGTGGGGATTGAATAATTTATTTCCAAAGGGGACGGTGAAAGAAAATGAACCAGACGTACTTGGCGTATAACGTGAAGCAAGAGTTACTGTAGTAGTATTGTTTAATATTGAAGTATCACTAGCATCAACCAGAGAAGTAAATTGTGAATGTCTAAAAACAGAGTTGAATATTTTTAAGTAATCATTATTATAGTTTGTAGCCGTAGTGGACACAATTGTTTCCAAGTCCTCTTTACTACTGGACGTTGCGTTACTATCATATTTGAAGTTAATGGTGAGGATAATGTTTAGCACTTCTGGGTCAACAACCACAGGAGTAATAGATGCAACAGTAAATGGTGCCAAGTCAGTTACCAACTGTGATTTCTGAACCTCATTCAGATTCAATCCCGTTGTTGATTTGACACTAATGAATACCTTACCATATTCTGCAACTTCTGATACACCAGTGACACCATTGTAGGAACCAGCCTCTCCGCCCCAAACAGAAACCGCTTGAGTGTTTGCAAAGAGTTGTTTAACATAAGTTTTATAATCATCTGCTGTAACACATCTTCCTTGTGATGCATAATCTAGGGGTGCATTATATTTTATAGACTCTATAGATTCTGGTTCAGAACCTCCGGCCGCAGCCGATACCGTTCTAACATTAACACTGTTAACAGTATCGATTGCAGCGGAACTAACAAAGACTGCTGCACTATTTGCAACACCCTTATTGGTAATAACATAATTCATTATAACAATATTACCATCCTCAATCGCATTGCCTAGAATACCGTCACCAAAATATATTTCATATTTACCATCCTCTACTTCTTGCAAGAAATAAACATTTGAGGTAGAGGTTAGTCCAGCAATATCTGTTGCTAGAGTATATGAAGATGTTATAGTATCTGATGCAGAGTTTTGTACATTAACCGTGAGAGTTGTTGTATCTGCTCTATCATTGTTAATAAGAAATCTCTGTTCAACATTTTGAGTGTCAGCAGTGTATCTACTTGAAACATAACTACCCTCATATATAATTGTGTCATTAAATGCAATAGTAGAACCACTAAGAGGCACAGTAACATCCGATATAGTTACGAACTGATAAGATGTATCACCAACACTAGATGTGAAGACTGTACCCGCTGGCATGGTTGCACTAGCATTGGATGTATTCAGAAAGACATTAACAGTTGCTTTTGCAGCTGTAGCAGAACGAGTGGTATATCCCAAAGTCTTTGCATGTGAAACCACACTCGACCTCAACTGTGAGGAGTCAAGGAACATTTCATTTGCAAGCATGTTCGCATTGAAACCAAGATAGTGAGTGTTGTATGCAAGAACATCAAGGAGCGCACTAAGGCCAGAACCTTCGAAGTCATAGTCCTTGAACTCTGTCTGATTTCGCATGAAGACTTTTAGGTTATCTTTGACCTCATCAAAGTCAAATTCTGTTACGCTGAGTCTTTTTCTAGTCGCTGCCATTATCGTAATCTCTCTAATAGAACTTCCATATTTACAAGTTCTGTTGGGGCGTTAACAACATAAAACTCAAGTGTAACATTATATGAATTGTTGTCAATATCAGGTAATGCTCTAACTCCAACTAAACGAACTCTGGGTTCATAATTTTCAATAGCAACTTCAATCTTCATAGTCAGGATATATGCCGAGATCGGAGTCATAGGCTCAAACAAAATATCTCTGACCCCAGAACCAATCTCTGGGTGAAAGGGTTTCTCATAGAAATTTGTTAGTAGAAGATTTCTTACAGACCTCCTGACTGCCGTAATGTCAGTGAGTTTAGAAATATCCTTTGATCCAATTTTAGGGCCAAAGAATAAATCAATATCAGAATACAATTGAGCTGCACGTTCTTCACCTTGGTATGTACCGTCAGTATATGCGTCTTTAGCACCCATGTGTATTCCTCTTTAGTATTATTTATACATTCTCTGATGTGTTTTGTTTCATCATAAACTTATTATTAGACTTCCAAATGTCCTTTGCACTTACACGAATGAATCTTTTGTTTGTCTCATTTGTATTTGGGTTAGGAATAGTAACCATAACATTCTTACCGTTGTTAAATGCATCAAGTTGATTTCTCATTCTCGCAAGATCGTTATTCATATAATTTCTACGAACTGCCTTAGTAGTGGCCTTACAAACATTATTACGTTCACCCTTTGATGATTCTGTTTCTCTTGACTTTTTCTTTCCCATAATATAACTCCTCTAGGTTTGTTTGTATTTAGTCACCCCGCAAGATCATATAGTTCCAGAGGAGTCGATATTCTCTGGATAGCTATATTCAATGCCACGAGCTTGAGCCTCAGCAGCAGATAATTCACTTAAATCACCCTGAAGAGCTCTGGCCACAGTATCTTTTATCCAAAATGCCGCTGTTTCAGATATCGGATTTTGATGTGCCATCTTTATATTAGGAGGTTTCAATTGTGCTGCAGATGTGCTACCAGCAATCTTTTGCAAATTTGGAATAATAGAACAGGGATCGAACCCTTTCGTAAATAATGCATATGCTTTTGAAATAACATCAAGAATCTCTGAACCTGCGGCGGCTACATCATCTGCAAATTCTGTTACAACCCTTTCAATAGCAGAAATATGTTCTGAGGAACCTTGTTGTTGCAGATTGAGGTTCGCAACTTCTGCTTGCAAGTGTACTGAAGTTGCCGACCTGTCTTCGCCCACTACATCTATTATCTCTTCTGCGTCCGGGTCTATCCAATCTGAAGCCGTCTGTACTTTTTGCAGCGCGGCCGTAAGTGCGTTTTTATCTCCCTCGACGATGGCCACGGTCGTTGCAGCTGAAGCGGGTAGAGAAGCTTTAATTGCTACCTTTGAAGAATTTAACTTTGTTAGAGCATCACCTATTATCTCGCTTGCACCACAAAGATTAACATTTAAAAAATTTCCGGCCATTTAATATCTCCTATCCAGCAAATACATTATTGCTTCCTTGAGCAACAGAAGTGCATGTGGCATCACCAACTCTACCACAACCCCTACCATTCACTCTAACTTTAGATGATCCAGATTGAATTGCAACTGCATGGCCTCCACAAGGAGGTTTGTTTGGTGGTACTTTGTGGCCAGTATTTGGATCACCTTGTCTGCTTATTCCTATACCATTCACCTTAACATTAGTTGAGCCGCGGGCTCTGACCATACCACTACAGTGTGGAACATCAGCGTCACCTATTCTGCATACTGATGGCATTTTCTTTCTCCATTAATTGTTTAAACCGATCATGCCATAAATGTATTTCATCATGGTCTTCTTGTGTATGTGGTTCTGGTGGAACATCAAAAACAAATTTTATTACATGATCAAACTCTTCTGGTATATCTTCCCACCGTGTATATTTATTAAGTTTTCCATTTACTAAAAATTGAAAATCATGCATTATTTGTGTTCTCCTGTGCAATCAATAAACTTAATTTGTAATTCCAAAGATCAACCTCTCTTACCTCACTCACCGAATGACTATCTGTTGATGCATATGGTTCACTAACGGGGCCATGAGAATGATCTGATCCCGGTACATCTTGTTCTACTATAAATGCTTCCCTATCATCTCCCGCTCCACTTTGTTCGCCTATTAAGACATTTGCAAATACTACTTCATCTATATTTTCTGTTGAACTTTCTAATATGATAACATCATGATCTTCAAGTAACAAATGATTTTCTGAACCTGTAGCAAAATTCTCTGGAACTAATCTATCTGGGCTATCAACATCCTCAGATAATATACTATCGCCGGCATTTGTAGATGATCCGTCCGTTCCATCCAATACAACAAAAAATTCTGTTGGTAAACTATTAGAATCTAATGTGCCATCTACACCTATAAGTGAATCTGTTGCAGTAGAATTAAATGTTGCAGTCTCTAATAAAATCTCCCTGTTATCAACAACAGTTCCCACATCTGGTATAAAACTTATCACATGTTTTAATGTGGAATCAACTGGAATTGCATCATAATCTGTATACGTTGTGATTGTTCCAGATGTATTCATTATTTTAAATTCATGGGCCATGCACTTTCCTAGTTCAACTCAATAACACCCAATGGTGTTGAAACATTAACATTTCCTGTTGTGGAAGTATGAATTGTACTTCCTATAGATGTATGCGACCATATTTGCCCTGTAGTGCTTGTCCATGCTGTACCAACTATTTGTGACAAATCGCCGGAAGTTGTTATTGCCATATTTCCGAACTCAGCTGTTATCGTCACATTTCCAACAGACTTGATGTCGAATGCTCCACCAGACTTCAATGACATAATATCTGATGAAATTATCGATAATTCGCCGCTCGTACTCAATATATAATCAGAGGGAGTTGTTATGTAAATGCCGGCAGCAGTTAGATTTGACGCCATTTTCAAACCTTCCACTGCCAATGTATACATACCACCAATAAGTTCCCACTTGGACCTCTCACTGCTGATAACCACATCACCACCGATTCGACCATTAACCTCTTCTTTGATATTATACCCATGATTACCAAGAATCTCTTCCTCAAGATTACCGCCACCTCCAGCACCAACTTTGACACT